GCAATATCCATTAAGTTATCTACAAAGATAGCAACTGGAGGACAACCCCATAGTTCTTCAAAGGCTTGAACCTCTTCATCAATATCTTGTAGCGTAGGGCTAGACTCAAAGGACCAAACTATGTGTGCACCTTTGGCAAGGGTTGCCTTGGTCCAACCATAATCAGAGTTCATTAAGTTCTCTACATCAGTTTGATTCTTACCTGAAATCATTGAGGCTAATCGCATAGCCATAGTATGAGCATTAGTATCTGCTGAGATGTAAAGGCTAGGCACCTTCATCTTTAATGCTAAGGCTAAAGCAAGAGTTGATTTACCAACACCAGGTGTACCAGCAAGCATAGATACTTCTGCTCTGCGTAGAATAATCTTGTTACTCTCAAAGGCTTTAAATACAGAGGGCAATGGTTCACCACCTATATCTGCTCTACCTACTGAACGAACAAGGGTTCTCAATTGTTTAGTCCAAACTTAATAAAACATTCTAAAATAAACTTATACATTTCTAAATCTAATAAGTACATTTCTAACTGCCAAAGTATTTCAATCATATTTTTCCTGTCTTAAGTTGATAGAGGAACAATTATCTTCCCCTAATAATTACTCCTCTATCAATTCTTATTGTAGTTCCTGTTGCACTAGCCGTTTACTGGCTGGCACTGGTCCATTCCCTGCGGTTGTGGGCACACCCACATCTTGTACGGTTTTCCGTTTTTCTTGCTGATACCACTCAAGAACTTCCGACTTCCGTGTACGCAAGTAGGCGATGCTCCCGCTTCCTGGACGGTTGATGATGTAACTGGTGGCAAACTGCCTTGAGTTAAACCAGTGGTCCCCAAAGGGCTTACTGCGTAAGCACCTTGAACCATCTTAGATGTTGCTGCAATTTGTGTAGAAAAATCTGAAATGCCTTCAAGCAATACAGATAATTCGTCAGCAGTATTGGCACGAATATTAATCATATCCGAATCTTTACCTGCTGCAGTGCGAATAGAAACTTGTAGTTTCCAATCTTCGTTAGCCATTATTTGCCTTTCGTAAATTGGCAGTGTTCTGTGAGTCCACAGTAACTGCACGATTGTAGGTTCGGTAGAAATATACCAGCCTTGCGAGCCTTATCAAAGCCATCGACAAAGTATTCAAGCATATCTTTTGTATATCTACTAAGGTCAATCATCTCTCCTGTCCCTGACTCACGAGACATCCAGTAGTTTCCTAGATTGACTTCAACACCAAGCATTAGTTCTACACCGACTTTATAAAAGCCAAGTTGTAAATCAGATGTTGGTTTCCTAGAGGATGTTTTTAAGTCGACAATCACAAGTTGTCCATTAACTTCAAATATCCTGTCAATAAACATTTTCACTGGCACGTCAGCGATAATGGGATTTAACTCCAACTCGATAGCACGAACACCCTGTGGGGTAGTCCATATCTTCCAGTCTTTATTGTTCTTGCGCCAAGTGATGTAGTTGTCTACCCACTTAGAACCCTGTGTATCCCACCAAACAGCATCTTCTCTGTCGGGGTTTGCTTTAGTTGAGCGACCTGCAATACGTGCTTTGCTTAAATCTAAATCTTTGGTTTCTTTAAGCCAAGCAATATCCCATAAAGCATTACTCATTTTCTAAGTCCCACATTTCTGTCGCTGCGTGGAATGCTCTACCACCAGCAGACCAGATGCTTGGCTCTTCAGGTACTTGTAATAATCTTCCTAAGTAATACTGATAACCACAAGTTAAGAAAGTTGTAAATGCTGAGTAGGATACGTGAGCAGGTAATTCGTAATCATCAAGTTTAATCATTGTATTCTCCTGTCTATCAAGGTATAGATAGTTCTCCTACGGAGGACAGGAGAGTACTCGACATAAGAGAACTATCTAATATTATATTATAATATATATTATTATATATAAGGGGCTTCGCCCCTATATTATATATTAATTATATTAATAATAAGATAATTATACACATACCTACTGACTTTATGTGGTAGCGACACGACGAGAATAAACGACAAAAGACCCCCCTTCCCAGTATCTCTACCAGGTTGGGGGGTATTAGTGTCTTAAAACGGCCTTTAAAGGCTAATTAAGGGTATTTATTTAGAGCCTATGCCGTACTCTTTTTCGGTCTTATCAGCCCATTTAGCCAATGGTGCTGCTATAGCACCGATAAGAATAGCCTGCTCTGGAGCAAGGTCTGCAGCAAGTGCTAGTCCCATAGTGACTGCTGATGCTAGTACTGCACGAAGATAAGACTTGACTGCAGCCTTAGTCTTCTTGCTCTTTAACTTAGCAATTAAATCTTTCATTTGTTCTCCTTCTTTGGCAGTGGCTTTATCGAGGCTACTACCTTGTTGAGTGTTGGTGCTTTTCCCATCCAAGGAAACCAAGGTGATGTATCTTTACCGCAGTTTTCTTTTATGGAAATATGTATGTGTTTATTATGTTTGTTGGAACCAGTATATTCTCTGTCACCCTTTTCGGCTGACCAGATTCTACCTTTAAATATTAAATACTTTACACGGTTATCAGATTTAAGGTGTGCGTATACTTCGTGGCAGTTAATGTCATTCTCTGGGTCGTGAGTTAAGTCTACTGCATACCCAGTATTGTGGTCTGAGTTAGGACTCTGTGTTAGGTGAGCAGCAGATGGTAGCAGACCATCGCTGGCTTTCTTGCGATTCGGTCTTAATGCCGTCGCTTGGCGCAGCACAGCAATTGCAGCAGGTGTGGCTCTCTTGGCAACAGTTGTCATTGTTCACTTCTTTCTTATCCATACTTGCCATCCCTTGCGGATTATTTCAATATCATCTTTATGTTTTAATAGCCAAGCATCTATCGCTGGCTTAGGGTTTTTATCTGTACCATCAGGATGGTCCCACTCATAATCATCAAATGCCATAATGCCACCTGACTTAAGTAAGTCCCAAGATAGGTCAGCATCTAAGGTTACTGATTCAGGTAGATGGTCACCATCAATATAGATAAAATCATATTTAAGTTCTCTGTGGTTCTTTAACCAGTCACCACTAAATGCTTTATGTGCTTGCACCTTTTTGCCATATGGTGCAGTCTGTTCTTTATATGCTGCCTGTATGTCATTCCAGTCATAGATTGATTCGTGTTGTAGATTACCACACCAAGGGTCTATATCTATCAGTAATGATGATGGGTCAGTAAGTATATTCTCTAGTAACCAAGCAGATGCGTTGCCAGTGAATACACCTATCTGCAAAAATCTAAGATTCTTTTTCCCTTTAAACTCTGCTAGTCCTGACTCAAAATCTGAGACTGTAGCATTATCATAAAACCAAGTAGGAAAGTTATTGGCTAACATTAGGTGCTACTTTTTCTAATAACAATAGATGTAATGCTTTAACTTTATCTGGTCTAAAGCCTGACCAATGAAACTTATCGTATACAACTACGGGTGCTTGTTTATACCCTAAATCTGCTACAACTTTAGCAGCCTGTAAGTCTTGACTCATATCAATAACCGAGTATTGAATATTATATTTATCTAAATACTTCTTAGTCATATCACATTGAACACAAGTTGGTAACGTATAAACCGTTACTGCCATATTATCCCCTTACTTTTTGCTGATTAGTATACTAATTATTTCCTCAACTTGTCTTTCTAATCTACTGACGGAATCTTTTAAACTTGAGCCACCATTCGGGCGGAGTTCTGACAGATAATGTTTAACTAAATGTCTTACTCCTACAGCCAATGCGCCAAATAAAGTGGTTACGGATACTGCAATCGCAGCCCAGTCAGCAGGTGTCATAGTATTATACCGTTCTGATAGTTATCTCAATTACGCCGCCGAAACCATCAAACCTTTTGTCTGGTGGAGTCATACGGGTAAACGAGATTTGTTCAATAACTACCTGACGACTTTCGCCAGTAGTAAGGTCTTGCCAGGTAACAACGTCGCCATTTTCTTCAACATTCTCTAGTAGTTGTAGTCGTGCTAGTGCTTTACCTTCATAGCCAGATACCACATTGTATCTATCTGTTTCAATGTCAAAACAATAAACAGGAAATCTCATAACTCTTTGACGAGGTGTAGCAATAGTAGCCTTTGCTTGATAGCCCTTAAATGTAGGACCTTGGCTAGTAGTTGTAGCATCACGATTAAGAACAAACTTGTAGGCTACATACTCTTGTGCTGTATCAGGGTTGTTAGTACCAACCTCAACTGCAGTTACTCCTGCTTCGTAGGTAATATGGTCATATTCAACACCATCTTTATCTACAGTTTCAAGTACTAATGAACCATAGGTAAAGTCACCACGAGCAAGTAAACGCTTGAAGTTCTTAGGCTCTAATGTGCCGTATCTAATATAGCCAGTAGTTATATAACCAGTAGATATAAGTGTAGATGAATCTTCAATATTGATTGAGCCGACTTTATTTACTTTAGCAGAACTAGATGATACTACAGTAGATGATACATTGCTTGCAGTCTTAGCATAGGTAAATGTAGTAGAAGTGGGTGCGTCTATAACAGTATACTCACCATTGAATGTAGCATCTACGCCCTCTACCCATATCTCATCACCTGCTACAAGTCCGTGTGCTGCTGATGTAGTTAAGGTTGCTACATTAGATGTTAATGCTTTGTTAGTAATAGTACCTACGTTGTTTGCTGTAGTTGCAAATACTAATCTGTCTGTCTCGCCAGCAAATGCACAGGTAGTTGTCTTGTATCCTGATATAGTACTTACATATAAATCATTTGCGTAAGCAAAACGTAATGTCTCTATTTCATTACCCAAGTCAATACGGATAACTCCAGGAGCACCATCTACGCCAGTTGCACACCAGACGAATCTGTCTCGTGCAGCAAAGTCATAGCAAGGCTGAGTAGTTTCCACAATTAGTGGACCATAGTTTATGGAGCCGTCTTGGTCTGAGACAACTGCTGCACGGATTCCCTTGTTTGTCCCTATCATCATATAACCTAAGTAGTAATAAATCTTATGGATGATTTCGCCAACTGGCATCTCTGCTGCAGTAATGGCTGTGGTAAGGGTTGGCATAACGCCAGATGTATTAAGAGTAAATTTGTAAATAAATGATTGAATACCACTATAGCCAGCAACATAGATAGCAGGACCTGATGCTGTGATAGATGTATAAACTACATCTGTATCAGCGTGAGTATATACTGCAGTAGGTAGAGATGTAGCGGATGAAGATAATTCATAAATGCTATTATTAATAGCCAAGACTATACGGTCTTTGACATATTCCATTACACCCTTGTTAATTACTACGCTACTAGTCTTAAACATTTCAGTATTGGCTGTGCCGCTAGTGCCAGTTAAAGCCTTCTTATATAGAACAGTCTTATCTACACCTGCATCAAGAATACGGGTAGCCCAGAATGCGTTAACACCATCATCGCAGATTGCATATACAGGATAATCTGTACCTGCAGCGTAATCTAGAAAGTGAGTAACTGTTCCATCTACGGCAATTTTATCTACATCAAACTCATCCCATAATAAAATACCATCAGTAGTGCCGTATTGAATAGAACGTGCCTGTTGAAATGGTTTCTTATTGGATTGGATAGCACCAGTTGTATAGTGAGCAGAGGTTGTATTTTTAAGTAGAGTTACCTCACCCTTAGTCCAGACATTAACGCCTTTGCTATCTGTAAATCTATGGGCAACTGTTTCACCAGCAGATGGGTCATAGAACTTAATGCCTTCACCACCGTGAAATGATGACTGACTTCTAATCCACCAACCAGTAAGTGATTGTTCTCCTGGTTCTGCTCCATTATCAAACTGGTCCTTCTTGTAAGGTGCAGTCTGTCTAATGTATGGACGTTGGTCATTTATGGCATAGAAGAATGGTTGTCCACCAACTGCTACATCATATGAGTCAGATGTATTCTGCCAGTATTGGCTTGTAGATACAATACCAATATCTGCAATACCACGAGCAATAGGTAAACCATCGCCTGAGAGTGACCATACATTATCATCACCTTCGGTTATATCACGACCAGCCACAGTGCTCCTTAATTAAAAAAGTTTAAATTAATATTTATATCCAACTTACATTTCCTGTACCAGCAGTAAATGTAGTAACCTTGAATCCACCTGAAGGTGAAGCAGTTGTGCCAGTTAATCCAGCACCAATTGTAATTGTACGAGTATCAGGATATTTTAATATAACTATTCCTGAACCACCTGCACCAGGAGTTGCTGGACTATCGTAGGCTCCGCCTCCGCCACCGCCTGTATTAGCAGTACCTGATACACCGCTAGCAGTACCTGCTGCTCCTCCACCACCAGAACCTCCAGTACCGCCAGTAGAAGAACCACCACCTTGATTACTCTTAGAACCTCCACCACCGCCTGCATAGGTAACTGATGAACCAGTAATACTTACAGCAACTCCATTACCACCGTTTCCGCCTGGATATGGGTTACTATTTGAACCATTGCTACCAGCAGCACCAGCACCACCGCCACCACCACCGTTGGTATGGACAGTAACTCCGTCACCACCTTTACCACCTGCGTAACCTTGGTTTGCAGTTCCAGAACCAGCAGTACCATCGCTTCTTCTGTTACCACCACCTGAACCACCAGTACTACCATTTAAAGCACCTGGTGCACCACCACCTATAGAGGTAATAGTACTAAATACAGAGTCAGAACCATTATTACCAATATTAGTAGTACTATTTCCAGCACCACCAGCACCAACCGTTACGGTGTATGAAAGAGTAGTTGATAAACCTAATGCAGATTCTAATGAACCTCCACCACCAGTTGCAGTAACTGTACTACGTAAACCTCCTGCACCACCACCTGCACTAAGGTCTGCTCCAGCACCTGCTCCACCTGCTACTACTAAATAGTCAGCATTGAAAGCAATTTGTGGATAAGAAACTTGGTCCCAAATCCTATTTCTTAAATCACTAAATTTAAGTGAACTAATAGCCATTATACTATCTCCACTCCTGAAATGTGAAAGTTAACTGTAGTTGCAGATGCTAAACCTTTAATAGTTTTTGTTGCAGCCAATACTTGTTTAAGTTCAATTATTACCGCATCGTTTGCCGCAATTGCTACATCATTAGCAATTTGAACATCGTCTAGCGATAAATCATATGTTGCATTAGTTGCTGAAGTATTAGCAACAAGTATGTTAGTTACTACTGTTGTCGTTGCTGAAGGGGTTGTGTATAGAGTTGTACTTGATGTTGATGCTGCTCCACGAAAGAGCGCCTTTGATACTGTAGCCATTAGTTACTACTTTCTGTTAGTTGTTAAAGTGAATCCATCACATCAGCAATTTCTATTGCCGATAAATCTGGGGTTGGGATAGCAGCAATCGCTGCTGATAGTTCTGAATCTGTTGCTAAAACTGTGGCTGAACCAGCCAATGTTGCTAAGTCTCTTGCTTTAGACATTAGTTACTTCTCTCCAAGATAGGTCATCCTCTGACCAGTAGTAAGTCTTACCCTCTGCTGTAGGTCTAGGTGTAGGTGCTTGCCAATTGCAAGTAGCCTCATCTAATACCCAAGAGTTGAAAGGTTTAGGTGCTATAAAAGCATCTCGTGCAGCATCATAGGTAAACCCAATGCCTGCATAGTTTTTACGGATGTTACCATTGTAAGATGTTCTCTTACATACCTGACCTCTGAAGTTACCATAGAATGCTTCCCAAGCCTCAGTGTTTCCACCAACTTGAGTACCATCAGTATCAGTCTGAATTATGTTTTCGTCAACTCCTGTAATTACCTCAGTAACTACATTGTTGTTATCTAAGAATGCGTAATGTGCCACTATGTTTTCCTTTTCTGTATTTAAGCCCAGGATACGTTTCCTGTGCCTGCTGTTAATGTTGTTACTTTGTGTGAACCATCTGTTGCGGTGCTTCCTGTTAATCCAGCACCTATCGTAATTGTGCCAAGAGATGTTAGGTATCTAAGAATTACAACACCTGAACCACCATTAGCACTACCACCGCCAGCACCTCCGCCTGTGTTGGCTGTTCCTGAAGTTCCATTTGGTGTATAATCAGTTCTTTGTCCAGCACCACCACCACCAGCACCACCGCTGCTAGTTGTACCTCTACCAGAACCACCGCCACCGCCTGCATAAGTAACAGATGTTCCAGTAATAGATACTGCTACACCCGCTCCACCGTTACCACCTCTACCGCCACTGGTATTGGTTCCATCAGCGCCAACAGCACCTGCACCGCCACCGCCACCTGCACCACCAGTACTTGCATCTGGACCTGCTTTATGTGCTCCGCCAGCATATCCTTGGTTGGCTGTTCCTGCACCACCAGCAGCATCTGATATAGAAGACCAACCACGACCACCACCGCAACCACCACTCTTAACGCTACTAGATAGTCCATTTCCTCCTCCACCACCACCAGTAGATGTAATAGTAGAAAATACGGAGTCAGAACCATTGTTGCCGTCTGTGTCACCAGATGCAGCACCACCAGCGCCAACTGTAACTGTATAGTTAGTACTTAAAGTTATAACTTTTGCACTTTCTAATGTACCACCACCACCAGTTGCTGTTACACTAGAACGAAGTCCACCTGCACCGCCACCGCCTGCTCTGCCATCGTTTGGAGTAGCACCTCCACCCGCAACAACAAGATAGTCAATTTCCAATTGTTGGTCCGTAGTAATAGAATTACTTGCTGCAGATGCAGGAGAATCACCATTAGCATTAGTTGCCTTTACGGTAAATGTATACGAAGTATTAGGAGTCAAACCAGTAACTGTAATTGGTGAAGACCCAGTTGCTGTAACGGAACCAGGTGTAGATGTTGCAGTAAATGTAGTTGCTGTAGCACCTAAAGCATTGGCAGTATAAACAACCGTTGCTGATGTGGCACCAGTTTTAGTGGCCGTACCAATAGTGGGGGTGCTTGGTACTGCAACACTAGTGTTACCTACCGCTAAAGAAGTGGAGTTACCTGTCTTTACGCTTTTGACTGTCATTAAGAAATCTCGCTTCCAAATGCTTGAAATGCTAGGTTGGCTGTTGAGGCATATACTGTAATAACATCAGTTGTTGCCAATGTTACTCCAAGAGTTATTGTTGTTGTATCAAGAGCACCTACAGTTACATCATAAGCAAGATACATTGCATTAGTCTGTGCTGCGCCAGCAGGTCTAACAGAGATACGATATGTAGCAGAAGTACCAGCAAGGTTTGCTACCGTAATAGTAGATACTACTGCTGAGGTAGAAGCAGGTACTGTATATAGAGTTGTTGCTGTTGTTGCGCTTGGGTTACTTTGACCAAGCACCTTGTAAGTTGTTGGCATTTATATTCTCCTTAGTGTTGGTTAAGCACCCATC